CGCTAACTGTTCTGCCTGCTTTTTAGTAGGAGCTGTACCAATTCCCAAATGGTTACCTTTCTCATCAATAGCCGCCATAGTATACGAGTTCAGTGATGAACTGAGAGCAGTATAAGTTGGAGTGAAATGAAACTTAGCCTGATATAGCTTTTGAAGTTGTTCCTTGAAATTACGATTGTTCATCAGAATACGAGGAATATCAATGTATCGCTCAACTAAACAAATGATAAATTCGTAAATAGTTTTGAAATCGTTATTTGAGTCTGTCCATAGTGCTCCAAGAAATGCTTCTAGGATATCTCCTAGTTTCTTGAAGTTCGTTCGACCAGAACATACCTCTTCATTATGCCTTGAAATAATATAGAACCTATCAAGACCAATTTTCTGACTGAGTTGACCTAGCATCTCGTTACATACAATTTCCTTCTTCAGGTCAGTCATAAACCCCTCATTTTCCTGAGGGTAGCGTTTCATGAGGTACGTTGAAATACACGCGCCAAGAATTGAATCGCCTAAATGTTCTAAACGTTCATAAGATTCATCAAACAAACCGAGACAGTGTTTTGGACATTCGGCAAGTTGAGCTGATTCGCCAGTTGGACTCGTATACTCTCCGCGCTTTACATACGAAGAATGAACCATAGCTTGCTGAAACAGTTCGTTCTTTTGAACACGGTAATCTGAATCATGTTTCAGAAGAATCGCTTGGATATCCGTATTGGTAAACAAGCGATTTTTTGGATTGAATGGATTGTAAAGAATTGCAGTTGTCATTTTACTTCTTTGTTGGTTTTCCAGGAAGAGTTCGTTTTGTAACACTCCTTTTAACTGGCTTTTTGGGGGCCGGTGGTAATACTCGAGCAGTTCGTTTAGATGGTGGTGGAGAAGTTGCCTCAAGTTCGGGATTATAAGGTGGCCATTCATTAAATTTAGGGGATGCAGACGCTGGTCCTGGCACCTTACTCATTTCTATTAATGCACTTGCCGCTTCGTCTTCTTTTCGTTTCAGATCAGTTTTATATACTTCCAAAAATTTATTAAATTCACTTCGAATTTTCTTTTCATCCATACATGATGCAACTCCAGCTATCATAATTAAACCAGCACGTCCGCTTTCCATACGAGGTCCCTGTAAATACTCAAGTATTGGATTAATTTTTTGGTTAATAATATCATCAATTCGTGACTGTCTCCATGCTTCTCGACTACCTTTAATGCGTTTCATAATTACATTATTGCTTTCCTCAAAATAACGTGGCTTTCCACCTGTATTACGTGTATTGTAATCTAAAATATTATCTATAGTTTTTAGTATACTTTTCCTATTTGGTCTCCAAACAATATTTGAACTACTATCACCTGACGTTTCAAGATAACTACCTGAACCTTTCATTAAGTTACAGAAAAAATGAGACCATCCATATTCGAGAGATAATAGTTCTTGTTTTCCAGCAGTTAATTCATAATCTGGATTGTACAAATCAAGAAAGAATCGTGCTTGTGCTACAGGAAGAATATGTTCGCAACTGGGTTTTAATCCATTTACTTTTTCATCCACTTCAAATCCACATATCCAGCATTTTGTTTCATTATTAATAGGAGTTCCAATAATAGCATTGCACTGGGCTTCAATGCCAGTTAATTCCCATAACTGTCTTATTTTCTTACTAATTTTTGCTTTTGGAACTCCTTCAAGATATTTATCGATCGCTCCCTTACTAAAAATGGCATACGCTAATTCTTTAAGTCCAATAATAGCACAATCTGATAGAGTTTCTTCGTCCTCTTCTACAATAAAATCAAAAGATGGGGAAGGTGGAATTTCTGTAATAGGTTCATTTTTTTCTGTTTTTTGAATTTGTTCACGAACTTTTTGAATACTAGCTGCTGAAGCTGTTGACTCAAGCAGTTTTGATGAAGGCGTGCGTTCTCGTTTAGAATATTTTGAGACTGCAGGAGAAGCAGCTTCCATTACATTATTGGGAGCTAATCTTCCTCAGGAACTACGCGACTGAAACTATACTCTGTATAAACAAGCTTGGACTTCTGTGCTTCCAGAATAAACTCGAAACACTTTTCGGCACTTTGGACATTTGTAGACTCAAAATATCGCTGAAGTACATCCTTGAGATCTTTTTTCGAAAGAGACCATGGCTTTGACCATTCATGAGGACGCTGAATTGTGATTGTAGATCCATCCTCTTCGATCTTCATCTTCTTGAACTCACGAAAATGATCAACTTTCATAAGATCAGCAAGCTCCAGTTCAACAATCTTACGTGCCTCCCTTTTCTGGTATACTTCCTGATTGAGCTCACGTAGCTCATCATCTACTTCACGGTACTGCCTAACACACCGCTTCAAATCACGAATTGCTTCTTCCATTCTTGATGTTCTTAATGTTTTAAGAATCTTATCCATTTTCAATATAATGTTCTTCGACGACAAGGAAGTTGAAAATTTGCGTAAAGTTTATAATAAGGAACATAACAGGGAAACACCTATTCCTAAAGGTAAGGCGACAACTGTATGGAAAACTATTGAGGCGCGTCTTCATGATGAATGCGATACCGGTTCCGCTCAGTGTATTATTAACTCAATGCTCGCAAAACCGAATGCTCCCAGTTCATGGAAGATGAATCCAGAAGAATGGCTTTCATCGTTAGATATTGATGCAGTTGAGAAGCAGTTTGCTACACTATTTCCTGACTATTACTATGTCGGAACTGTGCCTATGGATTTTAATAAACAATCAGAGACAGGTGTGTGTTTAGTTAACTCGCTGTGTTCATTGAATATTGAAAAACTTTATAAGAAAGGATATCATCGTATTGGAATCGTATTTAATACTGATGTAAGTACTGGTCCAGGTCAGCACTGGATTGCTCTGTATTGTGACATTCGACCTGAACTTGTATTTCCTCGAATTACTTTTTTTGATTCATACGGTCAAAAACCCTCAAATGAAATCGTGAATTTAATGAAACGTTGGAAACTTACTTGGGATAATACTAAAATTCATTCCAAACCAATGGCTACAACATACAACAAGACTCGTCACCAATATGATAACTCAGAGTGTGGAATGTATTGTTTGTATTTTCATTACTGCTGTTTATTGGGTATTCCAATGAATAAACGTATTCCGGATGAGGTTGTTCGTGGTTTTCGCGGAGCACTCTTTAAAGTATAAATGAAACTTCGCGGATATATAAATTTGGGGCTTTTTCTAGGGTGCATTGGAGTAATAGTTTATGCTTTTTTTGCCGCTGTTAATTCATGGCATGATTAATAATGGGTGTTCGCGAATACATTATTATGGGAACAGTCGCTGCTTTTTGCATTATTCTTCTGTGGGCTGTAATCGGATCTATTAATTCGTGGACTAAATAACAATGGACTGGAAAGCTCCTCTAGCAGCACTAGTAATAGTTATAATTGGTTATTTGTTGTATGTATCATTTGAACCTTCTGAATCTAAAGCCTTGGCTGCAGCAAAGCCTAACTTTGCAGCGTATGAGAAGGTTACAAAGCTAGCACCTCTGGGATGTCCACAAACGCCAGCTTACCGTTTGTGTGATTTTTATACTGCAAGCTCAGCTTATTCAGTATTTCCAGGTGCCAAGATTTACGACTATGTTTCCGACCAAATCATTCCCCTAGTTGTAAAGTCTGGAGCTCGAATGATAGAATTAGATGTTTATGATGATGGAACGGGCAAACCAGTTGTTGGATTGAAGAATCAAAAGTTAGGTGTGGATTATGCATATAATACAGTCCCATTCTCTGCATGCTGTGTCAGTATTGCCAACAATGCGTTCAACTCTATTACTTCCCCTGCTTCATCAGATCCCTTTATGCTCAGCTTAGTATTCCATACGGATAAGACGAATGTCATCAATGCATGTGCAGAAACTTTGAAAACAACATGTCAAAAGTTCATGTTGGATTCCGAGTATAGCTATACACGGAAGAACCTCGCAGTAGAACCTGTATGCAATCTCCAGAACAAACTTGTGATTGTGTCAGGAGGAAGCGTGAAGGGAACATTGATGGAAGAGCTCGTAAATCTATCTTGGGATACATCACATCTGCGTCGTATGACATATACGCAGGCATCCCAGCCACATGATCATGAAGAGTTAATTAATTTCAATCGAAATCATATCACAATGGTTGTTCCCGATGCTGATGAGGATTTGATCAATAAGAATTCGGAAATATTGTTCACGTATGGATGCCAGTTGAACTTAATGAACTATGGATCCGCCGATAGCGTCATGGAGTATTACATTGGTGAGTTCCAAGAAAACAGCTGTGTGCTCAAGCCAGCCGCGTTACGCCCGCTGAAGCCCAAGAAATACAAGAAGCCGACACTGCCGGACCCGAGTGTATCTTTCCAACCTATGCGGAAAACATCGCCGGTCTATGATGTAACTATCTAATTTCTTCGTATAATACAAAATGGCGAATCCTTGGCTCTCGCATGTAAAGAAGACAATGAAGCACATGAAGTCCAAGGGGTCCTACAAGAAGGGAGATGGCCTGAAGAAGGTCATCATGGAGGCGAAGAAGACCGACAAGAAGGGCGGGGCTTCAGGTAATGTTGCGGTCCCAGCGTCGCCTGTTGGAGGACGTCGTCGCACTCGCCGTCATTCGCGTAAGTAAAAAATGATTATGTGTAACATATAAAGACAAATGGGCGGAGGTTTATTACAACTAGTTGCCTATGGTGCTCAGGACGCATACATTTCCGGAAATCCTC